TTACGACCAAACGATACGGATATCTCGTTTTTGATTATATCGCCTAAGCCATTTTCACGAAGCCAGTTGTACGCCATCTCTTTGTTTGCCTCACTAATGTGAGCCTTGTATGACGTTGAAACTTTTAGATGTGATCCATCATGCAATTTTAATTCTGCTAAACCCATCTCAGACATCATAGTTGGTATAACTTCACCAGATATATGATCTCTTTTCTTTTTTAAGTTTTTTACAATCTCTTCTGCATTCTCTATACTAGAGTTAACAGTTTCTAAGCTTTCAACTTGATCTGCAAGAGACTGAATGTTATCAGTTTTTTTCATTGCATCTTGTTGATCCTCTTCAAAGTTTATTTCATCTTTGAATTTTATTTGTTGTTTAACGCTCATCTACTTCTCCTTTCTCGTATAAGTTAATTTCAATAGGATAATATTTTCTTTCTTGTTTATCCCACTTGAGCAAGTTGTATTTACCATTTGTAATATCAGAAACAATAGAACATGCTACGCCTATTATCGCTGGATCTCCTGTTAGTAATAAATGATCTCCTTCTTTAAAATCTTTTAAACCTTTTCTAAGTTTGTAAATTAAAGGTCCTGGAGAAAATATCATTTGAGAAAACTCTGGTAACACAAATCTAAAATCACCGTAACAAGAGGCACCCATAATATTTATTTTTGGATTACCCGCTTGTGTTCCTGCTATTTCTTGTATTACATATACAAAAGATTTTCTTCCAACGACTTTTTTGTCATTTATAACTTTCATGGTTTACAATATAACAATCCTATAATCTATGTCAACAGCATTTTAAAAAATAATTGTCGAATCTGCATCACCAAATTTACCCTTTGGCACAACATTAAACGCTAAAGAGTATCTGTCTATATTTGATTTATTTTGCATCATTTTGTGTCTTAATTGACTAAAAAAAATAATTAAAAAATTATCCTCAATATTGATAGTCCACTCACCAGAATTAAAAATATTATACTCTGTTGGTGGTGTATAAAATTGACTGATATTGTCATTAAAAAATTTTATATTAAAACCTGCGTTACCTTTTGGATAGTAAACCCCACTTAACCATGAATTAGAATGGTTATGAGAGTCAGAAAATGACTCTGGTTTAGCTTTAGTTAACCAAGAATTATATATTCTATAATTAACATTATTCAATTTAAGAACGTCTTTAATTGTTGAATCTAGGGCATTGTTTATCTCTGTATTAAGGTCTTCATATTTTTTTAAAATATTTAAATCTTCACCCATAAAAGCACTACCTCTATCAAAGGATTTAAATTTTTCTTTTTCAAACTCTAAACTTAAATCTTTAGTTAGATTTAGTTTATATATAAATAGTGTATTTGCGCATATAGGCACAGTATATAGTAACTTCATTATTTTTTCTTTCCTGCTTGACAAATCATATAATATCCTTTACTTAGTTGTCAACAGAAAGATGAATTATAAATTTAAAACAAAGCCATACAAGCATCAGTTGACTGCTTTAGAAAAGTCATGGAATAAAGAAACCTATGCCTATTTTATGGAGATGGGTACAGGTAAAACAAAAGTATTAATAGATAACATGTCTATGCTTTATGATAAAGGTAAGATAGATGGTGCATTAATTATAGCTCCCAAGGGTGTAGTAAAAACTTGGTATGAGCAAGAGATACCTACGCACTTACCAAACCACATAGAAAATGTGACGGTATTGTGGCAATCAAATATTAATAAAACACAGCAAGAAAAACTAGAAACTTTGTTTGAAATAGAAACAGCTTTACATATTTTAGTTATGAATGTTGAAGCTTTATCTACAGAAAAAGGTGTTAGGTTTGCATATAAATTTTTAAACTCTCATAAAACATTGATGGCTATAGATGAATCTACCACTATTAAAACACCAACTGCAAAGAGAACAAAAAATATTATTGGACTTGGTAAGATTGCTAAATACAAAAGAATTATGACAGGTTCGCCAGTTACAAAAAATCCACTAGACTTATATACACAGTGTGAATTTTTAGATCCATATTTATTGGATTTTACTTCATATTATGCTTTTCGTAATCGATATGCAGAGATGAAAACTATGCACCTACGTGGTAGGTCAATACAAGTTGTAGATGAATTTAAAAACTTAGATGAATTATCAGAAACACTCCAAGGATTTTCTTATAGAGTTTTAAAAGAACATTGTTTAGATTTACCACCAAAGAATTGGATTAAACGCCATATTACGTTAAGTAAAGAACAACAAAAAGTATACGATCAAATGAAGAAAGCAGCAATGGCTGTATTAAATGGTAAAGTTACATCAACGATGACTGTGATTACACAGCTGATGAGATTACAACAAATAACTTGTGGACACTTTGTTGCCGATGATGGCAGCACACAAGAAATAAAAAATAATAGAATTACGGAGCTAATGGATGTGCTAGATGAGATAGAAGGTAAAGCAATAATATGGGGCCACTGGCAGAAGGACATACAAAACATAGTGGATGAAATAGAGAAGGTCCATGGTCCGGGGTCCGTGGTCAGTTATTATGGACTCACACCACAAGAAGAACGACAAGATAATATACGTCAATTTCAGCATGACCCTAAGTGCCGGTTCATGGTAGGAACGCCGTCTACGGGCGGCTATGGGATAACTTTGACGGCTGCAAACACCGTAATTTACTATTCTAACGGATATGATCTAGAGAAGCGTTTACAGTCGGAGGACCGTGCACACCGTATTGGACAGAAAAAAAATGTAACTTACATAGATATTATTGCAGAAAAAACTGTTGATGAAAAAATAGTAAAGTCTCTACGAGATAAAATTAATATTGCATCTGAAGTATTGGGTGAGGAGTTACGAGACTGGATTTAAATGAATTTTAAATTAGAACAACTTTATGGTTATCCAGTAGGAATAGCTAATATAGATAAAAACTTATATGATAAAAAAACCATAATTCAAACCATAGAAAATAATTTTAAAAAAGATAAAAAGAGAAATAAATGGAGCGATTGGGGTAGTCTTCATCATTCTTATAATGATAAAAATAACCCTAATCAAGAAAAGGTAGATTTTAAAAGTTTATATCCATTATATCGAACTGCTTTTAAAAATTATTTTAAAAGTATGTTTAAAGTTAAAAAAATAAATTATGACATGGAGATAGTTAATTATACTTGCATGGAAGAATCAAATTATATGGGGGAACATATGCATAATAGCATTTTTAATGCAGTGCATTATATTCAGTTTGATGAAAAAAATCATACACCCACTTGTTTTATAAATCCTTATTCTCATGCAGAGTATTTTGGTATATCTTTTTATAAAGATTTTAATTTTTTGTTGGATGAAAAAGATACTGTAAATTCTTGGGCGTTTAAAGATTGGCAACTATACTCCAAAGAAGACGAAATGGTAATTACTCCAGGTGTTATGAAACACAAAGTAAATCCACAAAAATCAAAAGATAAAAATAGAATTACTATTGTAATAAATATAAACAGTGTAGATATTTCAAATTAAAAATTAAGAGATTGGGTATAGTTTTTTATACCAGGCGGCTACAACATACCTTATGTTTTCTTCGATAGGTTTAACACCGTGTCTATAATACTGTCCATCAAAAAATAAACCTCTGCCCGTCTTTGGTTTAAATGTAGTGCCCTCTTCAAAATAAGTCTGCCCTCCTTCAAAATCATCATTTAAATAAACAATAGATGATAAAACTGTTTCATTTTTTGCTAAATCAAAATGTAAATTTTGTTTTGAACCTATTGGCCATTTTACTATCTCAAACCAATCTATTTCAGCATTAAAATCTTTTGAAATTTTATTAAGTTTTAATTTTAAATAATTTATTTTAGAATCTTTCGGAAATAATTGTAAGGGATAAACATCTCTAAATTTTTTTGCAAATTTTTCGTTTTCTCTATAAAAATTTATAAGATCGTGACACTCTACTTGTGATAAAAAATTATCAATAATTATCGTTTTCACACTAAATCTACGGCGTTACCTATGATAGGTTTGTATTTAGTTCTACCATCTTCTCGATAAGCTCTTAACAATTGTTTGCGTGGATTATCAGACACATAGCTGCAGTGGACCCACCCGCTATTTGGTTCACCAGGAGTGTAGAACTCAAGTATCATTTGATCCCAATCTAAATTTTTTTGAATCCAATCAAAGACCTCAGCGTTGCTCGTGCCCAGACATTCGAAGTCGACCGCCTCAGCCTTGGTATGTTGTGAATTTAATGAACTACCTATCTTTACACACAACTCAGGGCTACGAAAGCAGCTAGTCACCGTTACTCTACCGAAATGGTCACGTACTGGTTGTAAAATATTTTCACAAAGTAATTTTAATTTTTCTATTTGATCTGCATTAGGATTATTATCGATGCCCAGCCTGACAGCTGTGTCTGATTTAATGAGCTCTGAGAGACTGAAGTTACGTGTAAGGTTCATTATTTCATGTAATTCATGACTAAGGCTAAGATAACTGACCCCATCCCACCTACAATCATGTATTCAATTCTTTTAATACGTTCTTTCATTTCTTTTATTTGTTCGAACGTTTGTTTCTGCATAATTCTGCAAAGTTTTTCATGCGCTTCTATTTTTTGTATAGCCGATTTTCTCGCCATTATGTTCTCCTACTTGCAATAAGCTGTTCTTCAGGTGATAGTAACGCTTGTTGTGTTCGTGTCAAGTTAGTTGTCGGGTTAATTTGTTGCGCTATTGGCTGTATATTTGGCATTGGTGTTTGTGGTAATGGTGGTGTTTGTGCCTGTGCCACAGGTTGTCTTTGTTCTATACCACCAAATAAATCACCAACAGCATCTAATCCTCTATCTATCATACCTGGAGTATCTGGTTCTTCTTTTAATATTAAACTTTTTCTTCGATACTCTCTTTCAATCTCTTTGAATAATCTTCTTGGATAAAAATATTCTCTATTAATATCTCCCTCACCAAATTTGTCTGATAATTTTCTAGCATCTTTAACTCTTTTTTTCATACGACCATCGTACCCTGTGTACGGTATGTTAACACCTCTTAATAATCTACCAGTATTTTTTCCAGATATACCCCTCTGTCTTAATATTTTTTTTAATTCAAATCTAGAAACACCTATAGCTTGTGCATCTTGTAAAACTTGATAAAAGTCTCTGTTAACTTTTAAATTTTCATCTTGTATTTGTCTAAACTCTTCACCCAATGCTTCAGGGCCTCTTTGTCTAAAATCTTGTAAACTAAAAAATTTTTCCGTGGCTGTAACACTTCTTTTATTTCTGTTATACTCTGTAACTTTAAACTGCATAGTTCTAGGAGCATCTACATTAATAATTCTAACACCAGATAATAAAGCTAGTAATTCATCTCTAAGGTTTACTGGTTGTCCACCTCTTTGTACATCTGCTTGAACACCTTGCACTAGTTTTCTAGTAGTTGTAACTGCACCTGGTTCTACACCTTTTACTATATGAAAAAAACTTTTTGATATTTTTTCTCCAGAGGAATCTGTATCAGAGTAAACTCTTGAACCAGTTTTAGTTTGACCGCCTCTGTTACCAAGACCTAACTCTGCTGGTAAAACATCAGTAAATCTTTCTAGTGCAATTGATTGAGTTATAAAAGGATCTAACAATGTTCGTAGTGGTCCTTCTTCAGAAAAAGCTTGTGCTAATAATTGATCTCCTATGTCTCTATCTTTTAATTTTCCTTCTTGCCAAGTTTTAAATATTGACTCTATTGGTTTTGTAATTGTATCATATGGACTAAAGTAAGAAAAATTAATTGCTTTTCCAACACCACCTACCCATTTATTTATTGGAATAATTTGTGCTCTTCTTTCCCAAGGCGCAGATAGACTTCTTTTATATGCTTCTATCTCTTCCATGGTCACACCTGTAAGTGCTGAAGCTGTTTTACCTATGGCATCTCCTGTTCCAACTAATGTTACATAAGCACCTAATAACCTTCTAAGACCCATCTGTCTTAATTTTACATTATCAGATGTTGCCTCTTTTGCTCCTAATGCAATAATATTATGTGTTGTTCTTAACATTTCAGCAGGAAAAGATACAAAGTTACCAAATGGTAGTTTTCTTAAATCTTGAATAAATTGTGGAACTTTACTGTAAGTAGGATACGTATTTCTAATATACCATGCAGCTGCTTCGTCTATACCTTCATCAAATGTTTTTCTTTTTCCAGTGAATGTATTTACTGGATTAAAATTTCTTCCAACTATTTCTCTGTACCATTTTGAAATATCATCAACATTACTATAAATACCTCTTAATTGTGATTTTACATATTCATGTCCATACCATTTCCAAAGATTATCACCTCCTGCATATACTCTTGCTGCACCTTTACCAAATTTACTTGTGCCTTCTGCAATTTTTTGTGTTAATGATCCTTCAGCAAAATTAAATTTGCCATCAGAAAGTGATCGTATAATTTTATCTAAACTTGTTAAACCTTTTGTATTTTTAATTTCTGTTAAAACAGATTTTAATTCTGAAGCTACGATGTTTTCATCAATTACACCAAGACGTATTTTATTTTCTATATTTTTAATAAATTGATCTTCATCAATAACTTTTCCAGCACCAAATATATCATCAATAGTCATTTTTAATGCTTCTGAAACAGATGATCTGCCACCAAGATGACCGTTAGCTAATGGAAATAAACTTGCAGATGAAACGTTACGAACTTGTGTGACCGGAGATAATACAGTTTTACCATACTGTGCAGCAACTTTAAGTTGTAAAATATTCCTGTAAGCACTGTTTTGAATCCAGTTATCTAATGTTCCAGGTGTTCCTTTAAATACCTGTATTAACTCTGGTGTTGCATATAGTTTAGACATATTAGTTTTTAATATACCTAAACTTTTTATATCTCCTATTTTTTCAGAATCAAAATATCTTTTAGCATCCGCAGCAGCTTTACTTCTAAACAGCCAACCTTCTTTTACTCCTATTTCAGCTAGTTTATCAAAACTTTTTTTGTTAACAGCGTGAGTAATTGCATGTGATGTTGTTGTTAAAACAGATGCTTTTAAATTATCTTCTTGTCCCAATAAATTTTTAATTACATCAGGTAGTTCTTCACCCGTTCTAACTATTTTATCTGTTCTTAAAAATTCTTTACCAGCTATTTGTTGTAAAACTCTTAATGGATCAGCTCCGTCTTGTTTTCCTGCTTTTAATATCTTATCTGTTAAAGAATCAGCCATTTCATTAAAAGCTTGTTTGTTAGTCATCTTCGGTGTTTTTAATGTTTTAAGAGCTTCTTCTCTTAAATCTTTATTTTTTTCTACGACATTTTTTTGAACCCAATCTACGGCACCATCATAAACTTTTTTATCTGGTTGGTATGCAGGATTTGTAAATATAGAAAAAGATTGTCTCATGTATGTATTTAAATTATTTAAAATAAAGTTTTTAAGATCTTTTTCCGGAACTAAATCTGCAAAATTTTTCTTAATTAAACTTAATTCTTTTTGTAATGATGTAGCACTTCCCCTTAATTCAACCGGTAAAGCATCTCTTTTTAAATTACCTTTTAAAAATGCTAATACTTGATCTAAATAATATTTTTGACTAGCTTCTGAAGATGTTGTTGTATTGTATTTAGTCTCAAAATCTTTTGCAAGATTGTAAGATTTTTTTTCAATTGACTCTAAATATTTTTCTATTGTTCTAGATTGTGCTTTTATTTCTCTTCTAGCCTCAGAAGATATTTGATAGCCAAGACCTGTTTGTTTTCCTACAGATCTAAATCTAGCTAATAATTGATCTAATCTTTTTAGTTTTCTTTTCATTGGATCTCTTGACGTAGTTGAAAAAAGTCTCCATTCAGAAAACTCTGGAAGTTGTTTTTTAGGATTACCTGTTATTACGGTAGATAATGCTTTGTTGACTGTATACGCACTAGCATCTCTAATTTTTCTTGCAACAGGTGCTGGTATAGCTTTTGCTCCAAGATAAGTGAGTGGTGTTACAACTGCTTTATCAACACCTTTTAATCCAAGACCTGCTACTTTTGCTGCCGGTTTAAATATTCCATATTTAAAACCAAGCGCAACAGGTTTACCTATTAATGAAAAAACACCCCCTAGTGTAGCCCCCTCTGCACCAAACCTTAATTTATTTCTAAATTTAGCTAATGCTAAATCTCTACCAGATAAGTTATCTGTGTTTTCTTGTTTTAAAACTAAAGACTCTCTGTCTGGCTCTGCAGCTATAAAATCAGTTGCTCCTGCTGCTGTTGCCATATACCCAACTCTTTTTGCTATTTGAGTCCCTTTTTGTAATCTAGTTCCTGTTTCAGCTAGTTTTCTACTTCTTTGAAATATTTTTAATCTATTTAAAACTTTAAATATAGCACCACCAGGCGCACCATATTGTGTTAATATTTTTACAATACCACCTGTTAATGTTTCAGGATCTCTTACTTTGTTTTCTTCATAGTGTTGTTCTACATCTCGTAAAAGTTTATCATTGCCTGATACACCTGCAATACCTGTTGTAAGTATATCTTCTATAGAGTAGCCAAGGTCTTGAACGCCACCTGCAAAAGATGCTTCTATATCTTCAAAAAAATCTATATAATCTTTTTCGTTAGCTTTATTTCCTGCTCTTAATTCTTCTAATCTTTTTTGTCTTAATGGAACAAGTCCAGGATTTGTTGTTAAACTTATACCTAAATTACCTAAACCCTCCCATGTAAATCTTACAGGTTTTTTCTTTTTATTAAGAGATTTTTTTAAGGCTTCTCTAAATTTTTGAGTTGTTATTTCTTGTTGATCTTTTTGTTTAAAAGGGTCCACTTTAACCCTCCTGTGGTATATTCAAACTTACGCCATATTGTTGATTAAATTGATTTACGTCTTGTTGATCTCTAATATTTGCAAATTCTAATAATGCTTGTTTACTGTTCGCAAGTAATTGAACAACAGTGTTATCAATGCTTTGTGGTAATCTAGCTCGTAGTTCTGTAAATGTTAAATCTTGAACTGTACCAGTATCTTCTGCTGTCTCCATAACTTCTTCTGATACATCACCACCTATTTGATACCCTGCTCGTCCACCTTTTGCTCTACTTTCCTTAAATTCTTTATATTGAGGAGAATCAATTCCATACTCTTCAAGAATAGCTGTAGCTTCTGGAACTCTTAATTTATCCTCTCCTTCAATTTGTCTAAGCACTCTATTATTTACACTTATTTCTTTGTTATTTTTTTCTATTGCGTCGTCTATTTGCATTATTCTATTTCTATTAGCAGATGCATCTACATTTGGACCTCGTTGTTGTGCCAATTCTGCTTTTTCTGCTCTTAATCTTGTATTTTCATCTGTTAGAGTATCGTTTCTATTTGAAACTTCTGTTATTTTTCTTATTTGAGCTTGAAATAAAAATTCACTATCACTACCCGCTTCTCCTGCAGCTTCTAATCTTTCACGTTCTAAATCTACAGCACTTGCTATGGATGTGCTTATTGCATCATCTCTTCTTTTTCTGCCTCTTTCTTGTTCCAAGAGCCTTGCTTCTTGAAACCGGCTAAAAGGTTGTTGAGCTGCTTTTGCAGCAGTTTGAAATATGTTTTTACCACCAGGTTGAGCTAATAAATTTAAACCAAAATTTGTTAAGAAACTCGGCACTGATCCTGGAGCACCTCTTAATCTATCTATTTGATTAGCTCTTCTCATTCTTTGTTCTAGATCAAATATGCTCTGTGCGTCTGTTTGAACTCTATCTCCTTGAAAATAGTTTTGTCTATCCAATCCTGATGTAATACCAGTTCCAGACGAACCACCCATTTTAAACATTGGTCTTTTTAATATTCTATTCATATTATCTAGTTAACCCGTAAATCCCTGCTAACGTTGTACCAACACCAAGAGCCGTTTGTAATGGTGTAGGGTTAGGTTGAACAGTTTGTGTAAACTGCGCTGGATATCCACCCATTAATCCAGTTACTTGTCCAGCGAACCTATCTAATTGTTCTTGTGGTTGGAACGTTGCTTGTCTTACTGCTTCTCTTTGTGCATCGAGTTGAGCTTGTGCTTGTGCCTGGTTTGCTGCGCCCAGTCGACCTAAAGTAGAAATATCTCCTGCTTGTAATCCAGGCACTAACGATGCTAAACCTGCTTGTTGTTGTCCTAATCCTGATTGTGCTTGTGCTAATCCAAATCTGTTTGCAATGTCTTGCTGTCTAGCTTGCATTGCTTGTCCGAATCCTTGTTGCAAAAGATTTGCTTGTAATAAAGCTCTTTCTCTCGCTGCCCCTGTGCCAAACTCGGCGAGTTGCACTCCCGCTCGACCAGCGCCGAGCACTCCCA